TGATTCCGGCTTTGATGGCCAGGGTCTCGTGACGATCCTCTTTACTGATGGCTCAAAGATCCTGATCACTGATATTCATCACATGCCTGAGCCGTACGACTGCTTTATCAACAGCCACGGCACTGACATGCGGTTGCTCAAAGGCCTGTCGATCAAGGACATTGAGTTCATGAGCCCAACTGCCTCATCGCAGGGAGAGATCATCTCCACCAGGCGCGGTATCCGTATTTCCACGCAAAGGCAGCACTTTTTCCTCGCATTCCAGTGTGACGGGCCGAAAGAGCGTCAAACCGGCTTGCACATCCAGTTCTTCCGGGCATACGACGGCTACACCTTTCAGCGCTGGTTGTAGTCTTAATTTAATGTCGCCGGTGGCCATGACCACCGGCTTTTTTGTCCACAAACTGGGTGTTTTATGGCAGATCTCGTTGATATTTTGGATGATGCATATGGAATTAATTTCGCCGGAGATGTAATTGTCGCGGCATCAAGCTCCGCTCCTGGTGTTGGGCCATGGTTCGTCATGAAGCTGGAGATGGCGAGCGGGCGCAAGATTGACGCCGCGTATTTGGCTGACGACAACAAGTACGAAAGCCTCGGTTTCGATGATCACGGAAGTGGCATTGAGTCACTGATTGGCCTTCCTCTCTTATCAGTCAGTGTTGATGATGCGATCTTCTCCGAAGAGAATGGCGGTTATTCCTCCCAGATGGATTTGACGATTACCGCAGAAGGCGGTGGCTTTTCTGGCAAATTTAAGTCATTTGGTAAAGAGAGGAACTGTTTTTCGCTTGGCTTTATGATTACCGCCGAAGCCGGAGCAACCGACGCATTCAAGGCCAATCCTGTCGATGATAAGATCAAATTCATGATGCAGATCCAGTGATCGCAGATCACGTAATTTAGGAGACCCACATGAATTTGACTGAAGATCAGCACAAGTCCATCGCCCGCCTGGAAGCCCAGAACGCCCAGGAATGGCGGACTTTCAAGGACATCTTGAGGTCAGCCAGGGAGCAGGCCAGGGATGACATGGAGACCTGCGCCGAGGTGGCATATGTTCGCCAAGCCCAAGGCAAATCCCTTATCCTGTCCGACCTCATCGCTTGCATTGAAGAGTCCAGGGAAGTTGCAAAAAAGATGAGTGAACGCAGTCGGTAAACAACAATATTGCATGAATTTAAAATGGCGCCTAATGGCGCCTTTTTTGTTAACAAAGTGCTATTGCGTTTCGCATTATTCATGATCTATTCTAGATTCTGCTCACATTGTCAAACGGCCAACGACATTGTGAATCCAACCCAAACGTGAACCCAGGCATGTCCTGCTCACATTAACGTCGTGATGACGTAAAGAGATAAATGATGCTTCCACGCTCTGTTCAAGCCCAAGTCGATGCGGCCAATGCGCTGCAGGAACAATCCACCCAAGCGAACATTGACAACAATCCAGCGGTTGCCGCTGCTGTTCCAAATGTCGAATCGCAACCCGTTGTTGAACCAAAGGTTGAATTGCCAGTTCAGGCAGAAACGAAGGAAGTCAGTTACTGGCGCCATCGTTTTGATGTCCTGCAGGGTAAATACAATTCGGAAGTTCCAGCGCTGCGAAAGGAAGTCACCCAGCTCGAAGATAAACTTCGTCAAGCCGTCGCCGATGGTAATAACCAAGGTTCGGCAATCCAGCGCACTAAGAGTGCTGTTGGTGATCTGACAGAAGCCGAAATCGAAGAGGCTGGCCCTGACCTGGTGAATTTGATTCGTCGAGTTGTTGGCAAGACTGGCGCCGAAGAGTCGAGTATCAAGGAAATCAAGCAGGAAGTTGATTGGATCAAGCAACAGCGCGAAACCGAGCTCAAGGAGTCCGCAGGCGCAAGCTTTATCAGCCAACTCTATGCAGCCGTTCCTAACCTGGATGCTGTCAACCAAAACCCTGAATTCCACCAATGGCTGAGTGTCATTGAGCCGTTCAGCGGCGCGACCCGTCAGCAACTGCTGTCGAGCGCCGAAACGTCGCAAGACGCAGGCAGAGTGATCCAATTGTTCAAGGCCTTCATTGCGGAGTCCGGGAACAAAGGTAATGGCAGCAGCATCCCGGCAGACATGATTCAGCCGCAACACTCGAAAGCCTCGGTGGGCACTGACTACACGAACACCAAGGTCTACACGAACGCTGATATCGCTGAGTTTTACCGCAACAAATCAAAAATGCCGAAGGATCAGGCCGACGCGATTGAAAACGATATCGCGCTGGCAACGACCCAGGGTCGGATTCGCCGGTAACAACCTTTAAAACGTCGTGACGACGTTACGTTTGGAGATTCACAATGTCTGGCCCAGCTCGCGCAGTAGGCGTACCTAACTACAGTTCTGCCGGCACCACCGGTTTCATCCCAACCCTGTGGGCTTCCCGCTTGGTTGAAAAGCATTACTCGGCGACCGTGTTCGGCGAAATTGCCAACACCGACTACGAAGGCACCATTTCCGCCCAAGGCGACTCGGTTGTCATTCGTACCGTTCCATCCATGATCATCCGCGATTACCAAATCGGCGGCGGTCTGACTTACGATCAGCCGGCCAGCGATTCGGTCACCTTGCAGATCGACAAGGCGAAGTATTTTGCCTTCAAAATCAACGATGTCGACGCTTACCAGGCTGACGTGAAGTTGATGTCGGAATTCTCCGACGACGGCGGTGAGCAGATGAAAATCGCCATCGACACCGACATTTTGGCCCGCCACTACGCCGAAGCCCACGCTTCGAACGCCGGTGACGTTGCTGGTGTCAAGTCTGGTGCATACAACTTGGGCAAAGCCGGCGCTCCTGTCTTGCTGACCAAGGACAACGTGCTGGATACCCTGGTCGATTGCGGCTCCGTCCTCGACGAGCAAAACGTTCCAGAACAAGGCCGTTGGGTGATCCTTCCTGCATGGGCAAACGGTCTTCTCAAGAAGTCCGATCTGCGTGATGCCTCGATCATGGGCGATGCCACAAGCGTCTTCAGGAACGGGAAAGTCGGCATGCTGGATCGTTTCACCGTGTTCATTTCCAACAACCTGTCGGCTGTTGACGATGCGACTGCGGGCAAGAAAGCGACGAACATCATGTTCGGTCACAAAAAAGGCCTGACCTACGCAAGCCAGATGACGCAGATGGAAACCCTCAAGAACCCGAATGACTTCGGCTCCTTGGTGCGTGGTCTGAACGTCTACGGCAGCAAGGTCATCGACAACACCTGCATCGGTCACTTGTACGCCGCTCGCGGCTGATCACCGCCCGCAACACTGGAAGCCGCCCGCCAGGGCGGCTCCTTTTGAAGACAAACCCCCGGTGGAGTAACAAAAGTGACTACATCTGCACTCATCGAAGCAATCAAATCGGCTGAAGATAAGAATTCCCTTGAATCCCTGGTTGCTGATATGCCAGAGATCGTGATCGACAAGCGAAAAGGCCTGGCGACACTTAAAACCGAAGTATTGGCGCTGCTTCAGGGTGAAGTCATTACAGAAGAATTGACATATACAAATGTCACTCCTGAAATGCCCGAAAACCTCTCGCAATTGCCTGATATTGACAATGAGCCTGAGGTTGACCAGGTGAAGGAATATGTTCCTTCGAACCGACTGATCCGAAACACCCAGACCGGCGCCGTGGTCATCTGGACTGCCGTTCTGTCCAAACTGTCCAACTTCGAAGAGATCTGAGCCATGGTAACTGTCGGCCAACTGCTGGTTCGGGCGCGCCTGATCCTGCAAGAAATCACGCAGGATGGCACCCGCTGGACTAACGCTGAGCTTGTCAACTGGCTCAACGAAGCCTATTCCGGCATGGTCGACATTATCCCGAGCGCCTTCACCGTAGTCGGTGAAATGACCCTGGTCGCCGGGACGCGGCAGACGATCCCGGATGAGGCCGAGCGCCTGATCGATGTGATCCGCAACACTTCCAGCGCAGCTGGAGGCGAGGTTGTGACCCGAACCACGATGTCTGCAATGAACCTGGCCAGGCGCCGTTGGCATGCCGAGACAGCCACGGCGAGCATCGAGAACTTCATGTTCGACGACATGAGTCAGCGCAGTTTTTACGTGTACCCGCCTGCCTTGCCTACCGCGAAGCTGGAGATTTTGTACACGAAGGCGCCTGAGGCCCATGCCGCCACGGAAGCCAAAACTGACTCGGTTGAGCCGTTGAAACTGTCCGACTCGTACGCCCCGATCCTGCTGGATCTCGTGCTTGCCCGCGCTTACGCCAAGGACTCGGAATCCCAGGCCAACGCCGCCAGGGCAACCATGCACACCCAGGCAGCCCAGTCGGCCATGGCGTTGAAAGTCCAGGCCCTCAACGGCACAAGTCCAAACGCTAAAGCCGGAGCCCAGCCGCAATGACGACTACCGCACAGCTTGCTGAAACGCTTAGTATTGAAGTGCCATCATGCCCGCTCAGCACGATCCGGGACATGATCCAGTGGGCCCAGAGGGACTTTTGCACGCATGGCAACATCTGGATTGTGCGAGACGAGCCCGTGGTGGTTGCTGCAGATACGGACTACCCGGAGCTCGAGATCCCAACGGGCGGCGAGGCCATCCGAATCATCAGTCTCACGACCTCCAATGGCACCCTCAAGCCCGACATCGACTTCCGCCAGGTCGGAGTCAACAGCATCAAGTTTGCGAGCAAACCCAAGGATCCCGTGCTCTACGGAGCCATGTCCTGCAGGCCAGTGATCGGCAAAGACATGCCGGAAGAGCTGATCTCCAGATGGAGTGAGGAGCTGATGGACGGCGCCAGGTCGCGCCTGTTTATGCTGCCAAATCAGCCTTGGAGCTCGCCGGAACTGGCTCAGTTTTACCGATTGAAGTTCATGGACTCCAAGTCTGACGCAATTGCAAAAGCACGCGACGGCTACCAGTTCGGCTCGGTCAGGATGAGAACCAGGATGGTCATGTAAAAGACCCTTGATTCCTTTCCTGACCAACCTCTCAGCTTTAGAAGGAACATTTGAGTGCAAACCACGCTTGTAAAAGTCAGAGTTTATGATGCCGAGGGCAACCTGGTTTCCGGCGCGACTGTGCAAGCGCGGCTTGTCAGCCTGGGGCTGGTCAAGACCGAAGGCTTCGTAAATCGCCAGAAGATCAACTCGACCACTGACGTGAATGGCGAGGCCGAACTCCTGCTGTTGCCTACCGCTGAGACCGGCGCTCAGTACCGCGTAGTCGCTCGAAACGAGGATGGCTCAAAGCTTCTTGATGCCCTGATCGACGTGCCTGCAACTGCGGATATCGTCTGGTTGCATGACCTGGTCAAGCTGGAATCCTCTGGCGACAAGGGCTACGACGTAGACTACATCAACGCCCTGATGGCCCTGCGGATCAGAGCCTCAGCGGCCATGGATGCGGCTCAGACTGCGGCTGATGAGACCAAGCTGATCGCCGACGCCGCTGCCCAAAGTGCCGCTGACGCCCAGGCCTCTGCTGATCTAGCGGCTGAGCACCTGGCCGGATTTTCTGGTGTTGCTGATGATGCTGCAGAACAAGTAGCCGCTGCCAAAGCTGCCTCCGATGCCGCGATCCTGGCTTCCGAAGCGGCACTGCCGGCTGCCCAAGCCGCACTTGATGCAGCAAACCGCGCAAACACCGCAGCCACCCTGGCGAACACTGTCGCCACCGATGCCAACAACGCTGCCGATGATGCAATGGCTGCTGCTGCGGCTGCGATGGCTGCTGCCAAGGCCGCGACTGATGCTGCAAAGAAGGCAACGGACACTGCCAACCAAGCGGCGGTCGATGCAGGCAAGGTTCGCCAGGAATATGAGGCTATTGATGCTTTGATCCAAGCGACAGGTCTGATTGGCCATGTTGCAACTCCGTTCGGCAAATCTCTGCTTGCGGCGAAGACAATAGCGGAAGCCGTATCGACGCTTGGCCTTGGCACTGCATCCAAGCCTGACCTTTCTCTCGCCAATAACACCGTTGGCCGGACTATGCTGCCAGGCAGTTACGGCCTCGGCACCGAAGCTATCGGTTTGGTGGCAAACACTGATGGGTCGGGGTTTTACTACACAGAGACCAGCGACGGCCCGATCTCGAGCGTTACTCGCTACATCGTCATCCAGATCAATGACGCCCTGACTCCGACGCAGATCTGGTTCACGGACGAGGAGGATATCCGCCTGTTCGTTCGTCAGGGAACTCCTGCAGGATTGTGGGGCCCGTTTAACGGCGGCGATGACTCAAGTGTCGACCTGACGGTCATTCAGAAGCAAATTGATGCCCTGGTTACTGTCATCATTGGCCTGAACACCAAGGCCGGCGCAGTCGAGCAGACCGTGACAAATGCTGGCACGAAAACAACTGAAGCACTGGACGTTATCGCCCAGGCCTTGGCCGTGATCGAGCAAGTCAAGATCGCCATACAGTCCGTGATCGACAACGGTTCGTCGAATATTGACCATCGTCTCGACGCCGTGACGGCGGATGGCTGGAGGGTTGCCAAGGCTGCAGACCGGACTGCTGAGCGCACGCTCCTTGAGCTGAAAACTGGCGCATATGCAAAATCTCAAACATCCTTGTTTGACACCACTGCCGGTGCAATTTTGCTTAAAGGTGCGTTCGGACTCGGCGGCATTGCCTATCCTGTCACAACCATTGCTTCGACATCGCTTTACAACGGAATCTACTCGATCTCCAACGAGACTGCGCCAAGCCAGGCAGCTGATCTGCCGATCCAGGGGCAAAGTGTCGAGTACGTAGTTCTGCAAACTCGTCAGTCAGCAAACTTGCTGACTCAGCTTGCATTGACCATAAACTTGGCCGTGCCAAGAATATTCCTGAGATCTTACTCATTCGCACTTAATCCGAAATGGTCGAGCTGGAAGGAATTTGGCAATGGCGTCCCAGATCTGTCAGGTCTTCGAACTCAGCTGAATGCTGTCATCGACAAGACTGCGTCGGCGAACTCGGCCATCACTGCCGCACAGAACGCAATCGCCCCACTTACTCCAATTGATGGCAAAGTAACTGCACTTAAAACCAGCGCTGATCAAGTTGCAAACAATATTGCAGATGCCAATGCGACATCAAACAACGTAAACATTCGCGCAGATGCTTTGGACGATACAATCGATGGCATGGGTGAGGGTGGAGGTGGAGGTGGTTCAACCCCTGCAGCGAATACCGGCGATTTTCGTATCAAGCGAGTTAAATCGCAGCCGGGCTGGCTCATGGCTGGTTCTCGACAGACTTCTGCCGACTACCCATCGCTTGCCAGTATGTTTCCAGGATCTTCTGGCACACTTGGTTATGACACCGGCTCCGAAGTTAGGGCCCATTTGGGCGCAAAAGGAAATGCGATCACGAAGGCGGCATATATCGGTGAGTTCCTTGTTGCCAGAACTAGCGATCCAGCCGAAGCATTTATGGTGTTCGACAAAGACCTGAATCGAATATATACCCACCCTGCAGGCGCCATTATGGGTTTGCTGTTTGTAACCAAAAACCGTGCATTTATTGGCCAAGTTGGATATGCGGCAGGGTATTTTTACAATATCAAGCAAGGTGTGACCATTACGGCAACAGCCTACAGTTTTGGCGGTGGCGGACTGGTTGGCGCATTTGCGCTGGATGATACGACCGATATCATGGTCTCGTCAGATGGCTCGATGAAAAGCACTGATGGCTCAACGTACAGCGCCGTGAACCCGCTGAACGCGTGCAAGTGGGTCTTCCAGGACGTCAACGGCGGTGTCTTTGCTGGGGCATCCACGCCTGCATCCGGTGGCGGTTTATTTGAGTTCAACAAGGCCACAAAAGTGTGGACTCAGATCATGGCAGTTGGCATACCAGCATTTGGCGCATGCTCTATGTACGACACAAAAGTCTATTACGGCGTGACTTTGATTGACATGGTTTTTGATACCGTAACGCGCTCTGCCACGTCTATTACTACGCCGGCAAAGAGTTTTGATCCAGCAACCTACGCAGCAAGTGCTGGTCTCGGAACATTATGGGTGACATACAACAACGCAGGGCAAAACGACTCTTACTTGTACCTGGCCTCGAGTTCCGAGTGGATACCGATGCCGAAACTCAGCTCAACAACCATTTCGGTGGCGATTGGCAATACAAAGATGGCCGTTGTCGGTGATTACGGGAATAACAACCCGCCAGGATCAGTCGCTCGCAATTGCCAGGTGTACGACTTGCTTGGTGCAACTGCGGGAACTTTTGTAATTCCACCAGCTGTGAGTCCACTTAATGGATTTGCCTGGTATGTCAAATCCTGATGACGATATACTCGATATTTTGCGCCTGTCCAACCTCTGCTCTGGAGCAACTTTGAATGCAAACAACCACTCTTAATGTAAGAGTCCTTGACCCTACCGGGTCACTGGTTCCAGGCGCAACAGTGCAAGCCAGGTTGGTAACTGTTGGTATCAGCCCGAATGACGGTTTCATTAACCGAAATACCGAAACGGGTATTACCGACGACCTCGGCGTTGCAACTATTGACTTGTGGCCATCTTCGCTCGGCACCACAAGTTCTCAATACCGTATTGTTGCTCGAAACGCAGACGGGTCGAAGTTGCTGGATGAGTTGGTAACCATCCCTGCCTCGGATATTCCGGTGTGGCTCCACGACATCATTTTGCTGCCACCTCCATCGGCAAAGCCGTATGACCAGGCCGTAATCGACTCCGTTGCCGAGAACGTCGTCAAGTCAGAAGCGGCCAGGGATTCTGCTGAACTGTCGAAAGATGCTGCAAGTGCAAGTGCCGATGCAGCTGCTGCCAGTGCCATTGCTGCCGCCGAGTCTGAGGCCGGGGCTGAAACCGCGCTCGAGAGTTTTACGGAAATTGTCGATACGGCCAACGCCATCGTGATCGAAGCCAAGGCAGCCGCTGACACTGCCAACGCCGCTGCGACCGGTGCCAACGCCGCTGCCGTCGAAGCACAGGCTGCTGCCGATGCTGCCAACGCCGCTGCGACCGATGCCATGGATGCAGCACAAGATGCCATTGCCGGCGCAGGCCAGGCAAACGCTGCGGCTGCCGATGCCACTGCTGCTGCCAACGCGGCGACGGCGGCGGCTGAGCTTGCCACCGAAACTGCCGAAGGTGCTGTGTCAGATGTCAGCGGCGTCCAGGGCGATCTGAACACCCTGAAGTCCGACTTTTTAAGCACAGGTTTGTCAGGTGTGAAAGCTGGTGCAACCGGCAAGGCACTCCTTGAGTCCGAGACGGCCTTTTATGCTGCAGACGAGGTTCTTGGCCTTGGCACCTCGGCATTTAAGGACATCCAGACCTCGCCTCTCGACACCACGCCGGATCATGTCTTGACCACTGGCGCCTTTGGTCTTGGCGGCAAAACAAACGCTTTGCCAGCAAACGCAGGCTCAGGGTTCTACTACGTCGACACGATCACCGGTGGCCCGATTTCCGATGGCACGTCGCACCGATACACCGTGATTCACATTGCCGACTCGGTACATCCGACTCAAATGTGGATGACCGACGAGGCCAGGCCACGTGCCTTCTTGCGCCTTGGTGCGGCCAACGGCACTTACGGCGACTTCGTTCCGACTGGCTCGGGTACTCCGTCTGCGCCGGTGGACTTGTCTGCCCTGCAAAACCAGATCGACGATCTAAAGCGAGACACGACGACTGTCGACGGTCGGACAACCACGGCTCAAAATTCGGCAAATAGCGCCCAAACTACTGCAAATTCTGCGAAAACGAATGCAGATAGTGCGCTGACTGCTGCAAACAAGGCAAAGTCAGACGTCCAGGCACTGATCGCCGGTGGTGGCACCGCCAAGGATGCCAGGGTTGACGAAATCACCGCATTTGGCTGGAACATGCTCAAAGCTGCGGACATGGCCGCAATCAAGACCGTGCTTGGCCTTGGTACGGCTGCATTCGTCAACGTGATGACCAGTGCGACCCAGGGCGATGCAGGGGCGCTCATGGCGGTAGGTGCCTTTGGCCTTGGCGCTAGCGCCGTGTCGGTCAACAGCATCGCTATCGGTAGCATCACGCAAAACGGGATCTACACGATCAACAACGTGAGCGCGACCGTTCCAAGTGACCTGCCTCTTGGCAACACCGCCGCCACGTACATGGTTCTGCACATGGGCAAATCTCCATCCATGTACGTGCAAGTCGCGTTTATGATCGGGGCGACCCCTCGTATGTTTTTCCGCAAGATGAGCGGGATCAGCGGCTCCGACCTGAGCGCCTGGGTTGAGCCTGGTGCAGGCGGTGGGAGTGGCAGCGCTGACATTATTCAGATGCAGGCCGACATAACCGCTGCCGCGACTGCGGCTAACAATGCCCTGAGTTTGGCAACAACAGCCAAAGCTTCTGCTGACACACTGGCTGGGCAAGATCTCCCAAACCGCGTGGCGCAGCTTGAGAGCCAGATCCCTGCTGCGGTCAGCAACGCCGATTCTGCAAAAACGACAGCGACCGCCGCTCAAACAAAAGTGGCAGAGCTTGAGGCCCGTGTCGAAGACCTTGAGGGAAGCTCTGGTGGCGGAGGTGGTGGGGCTCCTGCAATCGGTGACATTATCCTTAAAAGAACTGCAGGCGGTGTCCCATACGAATGGGCGCAACTTAAGGGTGCGGTATACAGAAGTATCGATTATCCGAATATTGCCCCGTATTTCACCGAGCCATCTTTTCCAAAGACTATCAACCTGGCATCAGAGCAAAGGATGACCTTCGGGGTCGGTACTATTACGATTTACGAAGCAGATTTTGTTGGTGATTATCTTGTTATGCGAACCAGCTCTGGAAGCGAGCAGTTCATGGTGTATGACAAAAACAACAACAAGGTATACGCCCAGGCGAACACCTACGCAAAACTGCACACTACGAAACTGATGGCGTACATGACTGACTCTGCAGGTAATGGCAGCTTTAGTTACAATATATCGCTCGGTGCCAGCATGACCTATCGCGCCGTAACCAAGGCCGGCACTGGCGCAATCGTTGGTTTTGCAACAATGGACGCGGCGACCGACATCGTCTTCACCGCGACAGGTGGCATGGCTAAAATCATCCAGTCAACTGGCAATAGCGGCGGGGTAATCAACACGCCTGCGGGGCTGACTGCGATCAAATATGCTGGCAACGACCGTGATGGCCAAATCATTATCGGCGGTACGTACAACGGGAACCAAAATAGCTTTATTTTCGACCCAATTCTCGGAACATTGACGCTTCTCGGTGCGTCTTCGTATCCAGACTCTGGAACGATCTCCAACCGTGGTATCTACGTATACGATGGCCAGGGCTTCCAGCAAGATGCATGCTTTGTAACTTCGTCAGGCGATGTTGAGCTCAATTTTGGGGTTAGGCAGCAGATTAATCCGCCGACAAACCCGTATGGCTGGAGCACTTTCCCTACCCAGGGCAAGAAATACGCTTCTGATGACTCTCTGTGGATCACGTACAACGTTGCAGACCAGGCCAACAGTTACGTATTCTTTCCACAGCACGCTGTCTGGACTGCATGCCCTAAAATGCACTCAAAAACATCGATTGCGTTGGTAAAGGGCAACAAACTGTGGGTGTTTGGTGATCACGGAACTGGAAACTCGATCAATGGAACAGCTGGCAACGTGGCCACTTACACCATCACGAGCGAGTCCAAGGGCAAGTTCATTGTTCCAAATCTGCCTTCCCCGGTTCCAGGCTTCAGCTACTACCTAAAAGCCCAGTAATTGACATTAATTGCCCCTGGAAACAGGGGCTTTGCGAGCAAACAATAGATGAAAATTGCATTCGCAGGATTTAAAGGTGAATTGCCAATCCTTGATCCAACCCTGCTGCCGGCCTCAAATGCCCAGAAATCCAGGAATGCCTACCTTAAAAAAGGGACGCTGAAGTCGGAAAAAGGCCCAGCCTTGATGACCGGAATTTCCGGCGTTGTCGACCCGTCGTCGCTCTTTTTTTACCCTAGCGGCAATAACGGCCAGGGCTACTGGTTCGTGTGGGGCAACGATCTCAAGGTCGATGCGGTCAAGTCGATGCTGGCCGACGATGCCTGGAAGCGGGTCTACTGGACAGGCGATGGGCCACCAAAAATGGGCTCCATTGCCGAGATCACGTCTGGCTCCGGCCCGTACCCGTCGAGCAACTTCCGCCTGGGCATCCCTGCGCCTACCGACGCTCCAATCGTGACCAGGCCGGCTGATCGTGTCGATGACAGTGAGAAAGTGCTGACGGCGGTTCAGACCAGTTACGTCGTGACCTGCATCTCCAAATTCGGGGAGGAGGGGCCGCCATCCATGCCATCCGCATCGATCATGCGCTGGGATATGGTTGATGGTGCAGCAGCAGGCGGAAACGTCGAAATCAGCCTGCCATCGATTCCATCGGGCAATCATCCGATCATCAGCAAAAGGATCTACCGGGCCGAGTCTGCGGGCGTGTTCCAGTATGTTGCCGATGTACCGGCTGCCCAAGGCACGTTCACCGATTCCATTCCGTCTGAGAGCCTCAGTGCGACCCTGCCATCGACTGAATGGGACATGCCGGACGACAAGCTCATCGGCCTCACCGAGATGCCAGGTGGCTTCCTCGCCGGGTACTTCGGAAACACTCTGTGCTTCTCCGAGGCTTACTATCCGCACGCTTGGCCCGTGTCATATCAACTTGCCTTCAGTGATGAGATAGTCGGTATTTCCGCCGTTTCAGGCGGGCTAGTTGTTGCGACCAAAGGACGGCCTCACCTTGTAACAGGCTCCACGCCGGCTGCAATGGCAGACCAGCTCATCGACTCTGACCAACCTTGCCTGGCTGGTCGAAGCGTCGTGGACATGGGCTCAGCTGCAATCTATGCATCGCCTCAGGGCCTGGTCGCCGTGGGTGGCGGGGAAGCTCAACTTCTGACGGAGCAGGTGATCTCCGAAGAGCAATGGATGGCACTGAATCCGAAGTCGATCCACGCTTATCGGTACGAAAACAGGTACTTGGCGTTTTACGACGGTGGCGCATTTTCTTTCACGGCTGCAGACGGATTTGAGTTCTACGATATCCATGCCGACGATGGTTACTACGACATCCTCAATAACACCCTGTGCCTGATCCAGGATGACAAGATCACCGGTTGGAGAAAGGGCGCTGACCTCAAGTTCCTGTGGCGCTCGAAAGTCCACGAAGTGCCGGGCCAAAGCGGGTTTACTTGCGGTAAGATTATCGCTAAGCAGTACCCGATCACTCTGCGCCTGATCGCCGATGGCGTGACAGCCATGAGCGCCGATATCCCTGGGCCCCAGTTATTCAGGCTTCCAGCAGGTTACTCAGGAAGCAGAAATTGGGAAGTCGAGGTCGAGGGCTTCGGCGAGATCGTCTCGATCCAGATCGCTTCGAGTCCGTCTGAGATCATCTAAAGCAAACGCATAGTCGGGAGACTTCGCAATGGCTTCAAAACGCACTACTTTGCCGCCAATCCCGGCTTCTGCAACGCCGGCCATGAAGCAGTGGTACTCGGCAATCAGCGAAATCGTTGACACCGGAGAGGGCACCAGGGGCAACGCGCTTGATCGCAAACTCACGCTCCGAGACCTCGTCGACAGTGGCCTGGCTGACTTTAAAATCAGGGGCAACCCTGGCTCCGGCATTATGCCAGGCGTCGGTATTGGCACTGGCGGCAAGGCAGACCTGACGCCGCCACCAGGCCCGTCAGGGATCTCTGTGGATGGCAGCTTCTGGGGCTTCATCAACATCTCCTGGGATCCGCCGAGCGACCTGTACAAGACCCACGCTTACACGAACATCTACCGATCCGAGGAAGACAACTTCGCGAACGCGGTGATCGTCGGGCGCGATTCTGGCATGTTCTATTCGGACAAAGTCCGTGATGGCGTCCAGGATGTAAATAACATCAAGGGCTACTACTACTGGATCACTTTCACGTCGCTGTACGACGTCGAGGGCCCGCCGAACTCACCTGATGGTACATACGCCGAGCCGATGGTCGACGTGCAGTATCTGATCGAAACGATATCCAAGAACTTTCAGGACAAGCCTGTCAGCGCAGGCGGCCCTGACGAGACGTTCATCATCAATGCCATGCGGTTTGCAGTCAAAATCACACAAGACGGCGAATCGACCTATCCGTTTATGATCGATGTGGTCAACGGCGTGCCGACAATAATCATGAATACCGTGATTATCAAGGATGGCTCTATTGAGTCAGGTAAGCTCGGGCCGATCACCTTCGGCAAGATCACCGACCAGGACGGTAACCCGATTACGACTATCGGCGGCCTGATCCGTGCAGATATGATCGACGTTGACAATTTACACGTAACAAACGCAAACATCGCCGGCACGATTCAATCCGACTCATTTAACGTAAATGGCCAACGGCGCTGGGTTTTGGATAAAGATGGTGGCCTGTCGCTAAACGGCGGTGGTGCAAACGGTCGTATGGAATTGAGGGACTCGTATATCAAGGTATTCGACTCTGCTGATCGTCGTCGTGTTCAATTGGGCGACCTGAACGCATGAGTGAATATGGCCTTCGGTGCTGGGACAAGGATGGCAATATCACGTTTGATAACCATGTCCGCACAATTCGTCGAAC